GCTCCCCGAGTCGCCGTTTTTCGCTAGCGACTGCGCAACCTTTGGGTTGCGTCTGTCACCCAAACCCCTTGCAATCACTGGGTTTTTGATAACGGCTCAGATCTAGCCCCAGCGCAACCGTGAACGCGGCAACCGTTTTCTGGACAGGGAGTATCCGGCGGGATGCCCCGGCTACCTTGCGCAGGTGCCGCAACCCGGCCAGCTTGGGGCGGCTAACCTCTCACCACCGATAGACCCACCATGACCCGGCTGACCCCAGCCATGGCCAACCGCATCGAGGTCTGGCCGATCGACAAGCTGGTGCCCTACGAGCGCAACGCCCGCACCCACTCACCTGAGCAGGTGGCTCAGCTGGCTGGGTCGATCGTGGAGTTTGGCTTCGTGAACCCGATCCTGGTAGACACCGCCGCCGGGGTGATCGCGGGGCATGGCCGGCTGGCCGCGGCCCGGGAGCTGGGCCTGGAGGAGGTGCCGGTGGTGGTGCTCGATCACCTGAGCCCTGCGCAGAAGCGGGCCTACGTGATCGCCGACAACAAGCTGGCCCTGAACGCAGGGTGGGATGTCAACCTGCTGAACGAGGAGATCCAGGGCCTGACCGAGCTTGACTTTGACATCAGCTTGCTGGGCTTCAGCGACGCCGAGATCGAGGGCCTGGGCGCTGATGGCTGGGCAAGCGACATCGAGGCGATCGAGAAGCACGAGGAGAACTTTGACGGCATCAGCGCCAAGATCGTGGTGAAGCTCGACGGCACCTACCGCGACGAGGTGGTGGAGGCCATTCGCATGTATTGCGACGGCCACGCCATCAGCGTGGAGGTCAGCTGATGGAGCCCAGGCTCAACGTCCTGGTCGCCTACCCGTACATGAACCCCCAGGTGATCGAGAGCCTGCGGGTGGTGGGGCCATCGCTCCGCTTCGTGCTCGACTCTGGTGCGTTCACGGCATGGAAAGCCGGCAAGCCGATTCAGCTCGACGACTACTGCCGGTTCCTCGAGGGGCTGCCGATCAAGCCCTGGCGTTACTTCACCCTGGACGTGATCGGCGACCCGGAGGGCACGATGCACAACTACGAAACGATGCTGGCCCGGGGCTTCAAGCCGGTGCCGATCTTCACCAGGGGCGAGGACCCCACGGTGCTTGAGGAGTTCTACAAGACCAGCGACGTGGTGGGCATCGGGGGGCTGGTGGGCACCCCGGGCAACCGTGGCTTTGTCAAGGGGATCATGCGCCACGTCGGTGATCGCATGGTGCACTGGCTGGGCTTCACCGACCTGGACTTCATCAAGGTCTACAGACCGTTCATGTGTGACAGCAGCACCTGGGAGTCGGGGGCAAGATACGGGGCGCTGAAGCTCTACATGGGCAACGCGAAGTTCCTCACTATCAAGAAGCCGCAGTTCCAGGACCGGCCACCGCAGGCGGTGCTCGATCGGATCCGGCAGCTGGGCGTCGATCCCTTCCGGCTGGCGAAGCTGGATGAATGGCACGGCGGCCCATCGGCATCACGCACCCTCTGTGCTCGCAGTGGGGTGGCGCTGTCGGTGGATGTGGAACGCCAGACCGGAACCAAGATGTTCCTCGCCCTAACCACCGCCCAGGCCCTGGGTCTGCTGGTGCAGGGTTTCACCGATCTTTACCTCAGGACCGCACCATGAAAGCAGTCGCCATTGTCTCCGGCGGGATGGACAGCGTGACGCTGGCCCACTGGCTCAAGGGGGTCTACCCCGAGCTCCACCTGATCTCCTTCGACTACGGGCAGCGCCACAGCCGGGAGCTGCAGTGCGCGGCATGGCAGGCGGAGCACCTGGGCGCTGAGCACACGATCATCGACATCAGCGGGATCCGCCCCCTGCTCAAGGGCTCGGCGCTGACCGACGACGTGGCGGTGCCCCATGGCCACTACGCCGAGGAGACGATGCGGGCCACCGTGGTGCCTAACCGCAATGCGATCATGCTGTCGATCGCCTGGGGCCTGGCCTGCAGCGACGGTGCGGAAGTACTGGCCTGCGGCGTGCACGCTGGGGATCACTTCATCTACCCCGACTGCCGCCCCGAGTTCATCGCCTCGCTAAACGAGAGCATGCGCATCGGCACGGTGGGCCACCGCAAGGACAGCCTCGAGCTGATCGCACCCTTCGTGCATCACACCAAGACCGACATCGCAGCCATAGGTGGGACGCTCGGCGTACCCTTCGAGCACACCTGGACCTGCTACGAGGGCGGAGACATTCACTGCGGTCAGTGCGGTGCCTGCACCGAGCGCAAAGAAGCGTTCCGCGACAGCGGGGTGCCTGATCCCACGCAGTACCGCGCATGACGATTGGAATCGTTGCTTGCTCGTCAAAAAAGATGCCCACGCCATGCCCTGCGTGGCTGCTTTACTCTGCGAGTCCAACTTTTAGTCAAAACTTTTTGGCGGCCAAGCAAGACTGCGACGTAGTTCGGATTCTTTCCGGTCGCCATGGCCTTATCGACCCACGTAAAGTGATTGCGCCTTACGACCAGAGAATCACCCCTGACAGACCAGGGCTTGCAGAAGAGATTCAGCAGGCAATTCAGGCGATTGGAGATTGTGAAGTGATCTCCTATTGTCCAAGTGACTACAACAAGGCATTGCGGCTGGTAGAGTTTCGCGTCGCTGCTAGTGGCGGCATTTACGAAAAAGCCAAGGCGCTGGGCAATAGAGGATCGGTGAAGGGAAACGTCTTTCCGCTTAGAGCGTCTTTAGTCTGGCTCTATCAAAACTCAGGCGCATCGGTAAGGGACTTTCAGAAGTTCTGTATTGATACCTGGACTAGCCCTTCAACAAGACGCGCACAATTCTCGCGTCTTCTCAAATCGCCATTTGCCCGTGTCGCTAATGGACGCGTCTTCTACGCTTTCTCAACATGAGGCCACATGAAGATCATCCTCGGCTGCGGCGCAGGGAAAGGCCGTGTCGCCGCTCCTGCGTGGCAGCTCTACACCGGCAGCCAGTTCACTCTTGCGTTCAACTGGGCGCGAACCATCGTGCCCCTGCGGGCCATCTACATCCTGTCTGCGAAGTACGGGCTCGTCAGCTCGCTGGAGGTGATTGCCCCATACGAGGCCAAGATGGGCACCCCCAGTCAGGTGATCACGGTGCCAGAGCTGGCGCGACAAGTGACCGAGCTGGGCCTCGATCAAGAACGACCGCTCCTGGTCAACACCGGCAAGCCCTACCGCAAAATGCTGGTCCAGGTGCTACCCCAGTTTGAGGTGCTGACTGAGCACATGAACACCCCATGCACACGCATGGGGTTCCAGAGAAACTGGTTCAAAACCCACCACCGCAAGCTGCCAGAGAGCCTGTATGCCATCTACGTCTGAAGCCATCCGCCAACGCCTGTCGGCCGCCGGCGCATCGTTCCTGGCCAACGACAACATCGCACAGTTCATCGAGCCTGGTGAGCTGAGCCTGCTGGAGGGCGAGGTTGCACAGCGCGTGGAGGATCTCCTGCGTTCCCTGGTGATCGACGTGGACAACGACCACAACACCAGGGGCACCGCCGAGCGCGTGGCCCGCATGTATCTGCAGGAGGTGTTCGCCGGGCGCTACCACCAGGCCCCCCGGTTGACCGACTTCCCCAACGTCAAGGACCTGGACCAGGTCTACAGCGTGGGCCCGATCACGGTGCGCAGCGCCTGCAGCCACCACCTGGTGCCGATCCTCGGCAAGTGCTGGGTCGGCATCAAGCCGGGCGACCGGGTGATTGGCCTGTCGAAGTTCGTCCGGCTGGCCGAGTGGGTCTTCTCACGCCCCCACATTCAGGAGGAGGCGGTGATGATCCTGGCCGACGAGATCGAACGGCTAGTGGACCCTGTGGGTCTGATCGTGATCGTGGACGCCCAGCACTACTGCATGAAATGGCGCGGCGTGCGCGAGCCGAACACGTCGATGGTGACTAGCGTCGTTCGAGGCGAGTTCCGCGACAAACCACACATGAAAGCTGAGTTCTTACAGCTGATTGGACTCAAATGACGTTCATCTCCACGAAGACCTGGGGGCACGACGTTGGGCTGAGTGCGTGCTTCCGCCAGTGGCGCAGCACTCACAGCCACTGCCAGTTCCTGCATGGCTACGCCCTGTCAGTGCATCTGAAGTTCGAAGCGGATGATCTCGACGAGCGCAACTGGGTGGTGGACTTCGGGGGGCTGAAGGATCTCAAGGCGTGGCTGCAGGCCACGTTCGATCACAAGACCGTGGTCGCAGATGACGACCCAGAAATCAGCTGGTTCCGGGAGGCCCATCGCCGTGGCGTGATCGACCTGGTGACTGTGCCTGCGGTCGGATGCGAGAGGTTTGCGCAGCTGGTGTGGACGACCACCAACACCTGGCTGGAGGACAAGGGCTACGCCCCGCGCTGTCGTGTCGCTGAAGTCGAGGTGCGCGAGCATGGCGCGAACTCCGCGATATACCGTCCATGAGACGGCTGAGCTGGTCTGACTTCGAAGAGGCGGTCTGGAAGATCAGCGCCGAGCACCATGGGCGTGCGTTCAATGGCGTCTACGGCTTTCCGCGTGGTGGGCTGTGTCTGGCGGTGGCGTTGAGCCATCACCTGGAGCTGCCGTTGCTGCTAGAGCCGGAAGAAGACTCGTTGATCGTTGACGACATCTACGAGACCGGTCGCACCCTGACCCGGCTAAAGAGCCTTCCAGGTTGTGAAGCCGTCGTGTGGATCAGCAAGGTGCGGCCAACATGGTTCCGAGCCGTCGAGGTGATCGATTCACCCGAATGGATCGTCTTCCCATGGGAAGACCCCGAGGCGGCCGCTGCTGATGAGGAGGCTTACCGTGCTTCGCGTGAATGAAATCTTTCCCACCATTCAGGGGGAGGCGTGCTGGACCGGAACACCGGCCACGTTCATCAGGCTCCAAGGCTGCCCGGTGGGCTGCAGCTGGTGCGACACAAAGCACACCTGGCACCCGGGTGCGGAGAGCAAGCGCATCGGCATCGTAGAGATGCTCGACAAGCAAGACTCTGCGCCGACCTGGGCGGAGATGAGCGCCGAGCAGATCGTGAAGAACGTGGGCCACTACAGCCCCCGGCACTTCGTGATCACCGGCGGTGAGCCATGCGCTCAGGACATCTGGCTGCTGACCGCCAATTTGCAGACCATGGGAACGGTGCAGATTGAGACCAGCGGCACCCACGAGATCAAGGTTGCCCCAGGCACCTGGGTGACCGTAAGTCCCAAGGTGGCCATGGGCGGTGGCCTGGACGTGCTGCCCAGCGCGATCGCTGCCGCAGACGAGATCAAGATGCCGGTCACCGGCAAGGCCGACATTGACAACCTGGAGGCCCTGCTGGTGCACAAGCAGGAGCGCACCAGCGTGTGGCTGCAGCCAGTAAGCCAGGGCCACGAGGCCACACGCCTGTGCGTCGAGGCGTGCATGACCCACCGCTGGCGGCTAAGCATTCAGACCCACAAATACGCCGGGGTGCGTTAATGCGACGCCCGCCCCTAATGTTTCTGACCTGGGCGGGCTTTGATGCCGCAATCGACCTAATCGCAGCGCAGTGCGTGCGTCGTGATCGCAGCGGGGTGTACGGCTCCAGCGCCGCCGGGATCGTGCTGGCAGTGGCGCTAAGCGACCGGCTGTCGCTACCACTGCTGCAACACCCCACGCCAGGGATGCTCCTGGTCGATGCCGTGGCCACAGAGCAAAGCAAGTTCACAAGGCTCGCCAACACCGAGGACGAGGTGGAGGCATGGGCCTGGGTTGACGCATCACCTGATCACCGCTGGCCCAGTGTCCTAAAGCTCGACGGTGCGTGCGCCATGGTGGTGATGCCCTGGCAGGAGGCACCGACGGAATGTCGGGAGCCGTTCTTGTCTGGGTTCCACGACTAACTTCAGCAACTACCCCAGGGCCAAGGATTGGTAAGCGTTACCGAATACGCCAGATACCGGGGGGTGAGCCCCCAGGCGGTGCGCAAAGCAATTAAGGACGGTCGACTGAGCAAGTCGATCTCCAAGGTTGCTGGGCAGACGGCGATCGACATCGACAAGGCCGACCGCGAGTGGGCGATTAACACCCAGACCACCAAAGCCAGGCCAGCTGATGCGATCAACGCCGGCAAGGCGGCCGCCCAGGGCAAGCCGTTCAAGCCATCAGGGCAAGGCCAGGCTGTGCCGGTGGAGGTCAACTACAGCAGGGCCCGGGCGATCCGGGAGCAGTTTGCCGCCAAGATGGCGGAGCTCGAGTATCGGGAAAAGGCACAGCAGCTGTGCCGCGTCGATGATGTGCGCACCGCCACGTTTAAGACCATTCGCCTGTTCCGCGATGCTGTGCAGAACATTCCCATCAGGGTCGTCAACGAGCTGGCGGCCGTCGTTGGCGACGTGTCCCCAGAGAAACGGCACGAGATGATGCTGATCATGCAGCGCGAGATCAACCGAGCACTGGAACAACTCGCGGATAGCAGTGGCCCTCGCTGATTCCTACGCACTGATCTGGGAAACGGCACGAGGGGCAATCAGACCCGACCCGCTGCTGACGGTGAGCGAGTGGGCCGACAAGCATCGGTTTCTCAGTCAGCGGGCAAGCGCAGAGCCTGGAGCTTGGCGCACAGAGCGCACCCCGTACCTGCGCGAGATCATGGACTGCCTATCAGCTACAAGCCCGGTTGAGAAGACGGTGTTTATGAAAGGGGCACAGGTGGGAGGCACCGAGGCTGGGAACAACTGGCTGGGCTACGTGATCGACAACTGTCCGGGGCCGATGCTCATGGTGCAGCCAACAGTGGAAATGGCAAAGCGCAACAGCAAGACGCGCATCGCCCCGCTAATCGAAGAAAGCCCAAGCCTGTGTGAAAAGGTGCGCGACCCCAGGAGCCGTGACAGCGGCAACAGCCTGCTGGCCAAGGAGTTTCCGGGCGGTGTCGTGGTGATGGCCGGGGCCAACAGCGCCGCCGGCCTGCGCTCGATGCCGGTGCGGTTCCTGTTCCTTGACGAGCCCGACGCCTACCCGGGCGATGTGGACGGGGAGGGTGATCCCTGTGCGCTGGCCGAAGCCCGCACCCGCACGTTCAGCCGGCGCAAGGTCTTCTACGTTTCCACCCCCACGCTGGCCGGGCGCAGCCGGATCGAGCGTGAGTTCATGGACGGGGACATGCGGTTCTTCGAGGTGCCGTGCCCCCTGTGCGGTACCTATCAGCAGCTGGTGTGGCCGCAGATGAAATGGGAGGAGGGGCAGCCAGAGACGGTGCGTTACGAGTGCTGCCACTGCGGTGAGCAGTTCGAGGAGCACCACAAGAACAAGATCCTGACCCAGGGCCGGTGGGTGCCACAGAACCCGGAGGGCAAGTGGCGCAGCTATCACATCAGCTCGCTCTACTCACCGCTCGGCTGGTGGAGCTGGGCGCAATGCGTGGAGTCGAGCATTCAGGCCAAGAAGTCCGACGAGGCGATGCGGGTTTTCCAGAACACGGTCCTGGGGCTGACCTACGCCGACACGGGCGAAGCCCCGGACTGGGAGCTGCTGTATCACCGCAGGGAGGAGTACGTGATCGGCCAGGTGCCCGACGAGGTGGTATTCCTGACCGCAGGCGTCGACGTGCAAAAGGATCGCATCGAACTGGAAGTGGTTGGCTGGGGCCGCAACCTGGAGAGCTGGTCGATCGACTACCAGATCATCCCGGGCGACACCGCTGGCGACGAGGTGTGGGAGCTGCTCAGCCGGGCGATCCGCAACGAGTACCCCAGGGGCAACGGCCTGTCGGTACCGATCCGCATGACCGCCGTGGACACGGGCTACCGCACCCAGGAGGTCTACCGCTGGGTCAAAGGGCAATCCGCCCTGCGGGTGATGGCGGTCAAGGGCCGCGAGCAGCAGGCCACGATCATCAGCCAGCCCAGCACGGTGGAGGTCACGGTCCGGGGTAAGCGCCTGCGGGGTGGCGTCAAGGTGTGGCCGGTCGGTGTGTCGGTGGCGAAGTCGGAGCTCTACGGCTGGCTGCGCCGCAAGCTGCCCACCAACCTGGGAGATGGCCTGCCGTTCGGCTGGTGTCACTTCCCACAGCACGGTGAGGAATACTTCCGCCAGCTGACTGCCGAGGCGCTGGTGTCACGCATCGTGCGGGGCTACCAGAAGTTCCAATGGGAGAAGACCCGCGAGCGCAACGAGGCTCTCGACTGCCGGATCTACAACCGGGCCGCCTGCATGGCGGTGGGTGCTGACCGCTGGGACGACAAGCGTTGGGAATACGAGCACGGCGAAGGCTCGCAAAGCGTGATCGCCAGCTCCCAAAGCAACAGCAAAGCCCCGCAAACAGAGATCAAACGTCGCAGATCGACGTTCCTATAAGCCGATAGCATGAACCCAAGGAGGTGCCGCCATGTCGATGTTTACTGAGGCAGGGCTCCAGGCA